ACGCCGACGCCGACGGTCAGGACGGCAGGGGCCATGGCCCCAGTGGTGACGTTGACCGCGCCAGGGATGGTGATCGTGAGGGACATCGTTTAAGCGGTGACTTGACCGATGAGGTCGATGCGCATCGTCTCGGAGTAGAAGACCGTGCCGCCGTTAAGGAACTTGATGTCCCATTTGGCCGAGCCCAAGGCCCAGTCGGCGGTCGAGCCCGGGTAGACCATGGTCACGGAAAGGCCGCCAGCGGCCACCGTGCAGGTGAGGTCATACTCGTTCTGCTGCGTGTCGATGATGCTAGAAGTGACCGTGACCCCGACAAGGTTAGCGATGCCGCCCGGTTCAGGGTTCCATACCATGGACGCCGAGAAGGACGATCCGCGCTTGAAGGTGACGGTGTTGCAGCTCATCGGGTCTTAAACTTGCCCCGATTGGAAGGGGGGCTAGTCGTTGGGGTCTACCTCGGAAAGGGTGGCCCCAGCAAAAGCGTAAACCGTGCTTCCGCCTGACGAATAAATGTCCGCAGGGACAGTAATATCAAAGGCCGCGTTTGCCGTGACATAGTAAGAACCTCCGACAGGGACGTTGCAGAAGTTTATGTCACTGGGGACGATTGACGTGAACGTGTTCTCGTAGGTCTCAGTCACGGAAGGCGGACTGTCTACTGTCACGGTCCTGAGTATGCGCGTGAGAACAGTAATGGTCCGCCGGAAATAAAGAGGGTGATTGAAGATGATATAAATGTGATACTTCCTAGGAATCGATGAATCAGCAAATGATGTTATTTCGAGCGCCACGCTTCCCACAATGCCTTGCAACGCAACGCCACATAGTTCCGCAGGGCAGACCGGAGAGTCAGGAGTAGGTGAGGTGTTGGACTTGAACTGATCCCATTCTACGGTGTATCCTGATGCCCCGAAACTGCCGTAAGCACTTGCCTCGATGAATTGAGCCCCTGAATAATTAAACTCGGGAGTTGGGCTGGTAGAGTTGTACGTTGGTTCGATAAGCCTAAAGTAATAAGCATTTAGGCTAGATGAAGCCGTGGCCGTCGGCGGTATATCAAGGGTCCATGTCCTGATGGCTACCCCCTTGGAATCCGTGCTCATCTCCTCGTTCGGAGGGGTGCCTCCCGTTGCGCTGGAAGGATACGAGCTACGAACGTAGCTGAACCCACGATAGGTCGCTGTGGATCCTGGCGAGTAAGAGATGGCTGGGTTCCACTCGTCAGCCATTAGTTGATGATGTCCCAGTACCAGGTTGCGGTGCTTGCCCCGGCCTTGAGCCTGTTGACAATCAGGTTCCCGATAGGGCTGAGGCGGACAAGGCTGAACGTCCCGCTTGCCGAGTTAATCTTAGCCAGGGGGTAATAGCCGACGGTGTTCGTATCAGCCGGCACGGTGGCCCCAGCGTTGAACACGATCTCAGCGGTGCGCGGGAAGAACTTGTTCACCTCGTAGCTGACGCTGACTAGGATATAGCCCTCGGCAGAAACAGTGATTTCGGGAGGGGTCGTCGCATCGAGGTAGACCGAGCTGATTGTCGGGACGTATCGGTTCACCGTGCCCGGGGTGATAGTCACCTTATTTACGTTCAGGAAAGGCGTAAGCGGACCGTCAGACGAAGGCGTAAGGTCGAAGGGCTGGTTCGTGTTGATGCTGAAACCATAGCCCGTAGAAGTGAAACCATACCCACCTCCTGGTTGAATCTTGCTCATACGGCCTGATAGACCTCGGCAGGGTAGCCTTCGCGGTTGAACCGAATCTCGTAGTTAATCTTGAAGACGAGGGGCGTGCCTGATGCCTGGATGCAGTAGTCCTCGAAGGACACCTGAGAAAGCATGATGGTCGGGCGCACTGCCCCCTTTACCGTATTGGTCCAGGCAGTTCCAAGGTGATCTGGCAGCAGCTTCGTCCCGGAGAAGGAGTTTGTCGCGCTGGTCTTGCCGACTGCGTTACGCAGGGCCGTCACGACGCCGACATCCTTGGTATAGATGCAACCAGAGAAGGAGGTGGTCGGCGCAAGATACTGGTTTTTGCCGTAGTAATACTGCTTATCAGCGGTCCCAGAATCAAGGAATCCGACGAAGCCGCCGGCGTTGGTCGTCGTGCCTTTGAAGTGTGCGCCGAAGACTCCGCCGACCTTATACTGAGGGTCGATGGTAGAAGTCACGAAGGTCGTGCCGTTGCCGGCGATGGCGGTCGTGAAGCCGGTGGCAGGTCCGAAGAAGTTAGGGTGGGTCGTGATATGGTCGGACGTCAGGCCGTGCGAGGCCGTCACGTTAGGGCGGGTGGTAGTTCCGATAGCACTATTAACTCCAACATAATCCGCAGTCACTTGGTCTATGTCCAGGCTGTTGCGGATCAGGGTAAACTTATGGACGAACAAATCGGAGTATTGCGGGTGAACCTGTCCGCCGATGATGGCAGTGCCGCCGATAGCCTTATCAAGGAAGTAAGTAGCCTTTGCGGTCAGCAATCCGTAGCCATCGGTGTCATAGCTTGAGCCAGGTTGGACGAACTTTGTGGTCAGGGCGTTGCCTGCTTGTACGAGAGCCATGGTTATTTGTTCTTGGTTAGAAGGGCGGCGCGGGAAGGGGAAGCGTTAGCCGGAGTCTGGGGCGTAGCGCCTGAAGCGGTCACGTCCATGTAGGTCGCGGCATAGCCGAACTTTGCGGCGATGATTTCGAGGTAAGTCAATTGAGCGCGGGCGATGGCCTGCTGCTCCTGAAGGGCCGTCACGACCGGGTTGGCCCCGACGCCGATCACGTTGCCTCCGACTGAATTGACATTGGCGTTAAAACGGCCGGCTTTCTCATCGTCTGCTTTTTTCTTTTCACTTGCCGCATTCATTTCTGCCTCTTTCTCGAGTTCAATTTCGCGCTGTTTCTGCCTCCGCATTTCTGGGGTAATCTTAGCGTCTTCGATTTTAAGGATTTCGCTTTGGATCTGTTTCATCTGTGAGAGGCCTTCGATGAACAGATTTTTGACGCTCGAAATTTTCATACCCGTCTGAAAGCCTTCTCCGCCCTTGGAGATTTCACGGTTCACGATAGCCTGACCCTCTGGCGTATGCATCAGGTATGTTTTGAACATCTCTTCTTTGCCGGCCTTTTCTTCCTTCTGTGCCTTGATGAGATCCATCTGCAACTTGAGGCGGGCAGCGAGGCTCTTCTCTTCGGCTGTGCCATACTTGGTCGATGCGTCGGCCAGTTTATCAAATCCGTCAGCGGCAAGTTTTTGTGCCTCGGCAATCTTGTTCGAGAAGTATGAGATAGCCGCGTTCAAAAGAATCATCGGCGCAAAGAACCCGAGGAAGATGTCTTTGAAGCTGGTAGAGAATTTCTTCTGGATGTCCTCGACCTGCTTGCCGAAGGACACGGTAGCGGACTTGGCCTTGTCCATGGCCTGCGGAACGTCCGAAGACGTCTTGATGTTAAGCTCCAGGGATTGGCTCATCGGTTGTTTCCTTTGCAGGATTGGAAGGGGATGCCGCGGCCTTCTCCCGGGCTTCCTCCTCGGCCATGAAGGCTTCTTCCTCCGGGGACATGATCGCCACGTCGGCCCCCTTGCGGATAGCCAGGGCGGAGTTCAGCCAGATGGCCTGACACTCGGGCATCTCCCACGCCCGCTTCTCTTCGATGCCGTTGGCTATGAGATTAGCGACGATAGCGAGAGGCCAAGGAACACCCTTTCCGCCACCGCCTGATTTTGATTTGCTTTGCTCCCAGAACTTAGGCCAGTCCTGCACGAGGATGTAGCCGGCGAAGGCTTCTACGATTGCTTCAAACTTGGCAGGGTTACGCGCTAGGGAGCCAAGCCGCAACTGGTCGGCCCAGCTGATGCTACCGCCTAGCGGTTCCTCGGCGCAGACCTTGCAGGCGAAGAGCAGATCGGCAGTGCTTATGGCCCGGGAGCCGGTGACAAGCGGAGAATCCAAGGCCATCAGACGCACCCGGTACTTGAGACACCAGGGATAAAGCGAACGACCCAGCAGCCGAAAGGGCGCCGGGTCGACGTAAGCGTTCAGGAAGCGGCGGTCCACGTCCTTATGCTACCCCCTTTGCGGGGAAGTCAATTACGCGTAGGAGATGCCTTCGAAGTCGACAGCGGTGACGCTGACCGAAGTGAAGCCCTTGTTGGAGCCCTTGTCGTCGACCTTGGTGATGACGCCCGTGAAGCTAGCGGAAGCAGAGCCAGCGGGGTAAGCCGAAGAGGTATTGACCGTGAAGGTCAGGGTGGCGCCGAGGGTCGGGATAGAGCCGGTCTTGGCGATGCCTTCGATGGTGATCTCCGTCTTGCGGTCGTCGAGGCGGTGGGTGACCGTCAGGCCGGCTTCGCTGATGACCATGGCTTCGTTATTGAACGAGGCCGAGAGGCTGTAGCTCTGGACGAAGAGATTGGTGACAGTGCCCGCGATACCGTAGACGCAGGAGGTTCCGTTAGTGATGGCGGCCATTTGTATTTGCGAGGTTTGGAAGGTTACGCGGCAGGCAGGACCACCAGCACGTCAAAGGAGAAAGCCGTAGCCCAGGAGCGTTCGTCGATGCCCTCGTCTTCGGACCCGATCGTGACGTCATAGCAGGTAGCATCCCCGCTGGCCGTGAACGCGGCTTGGATACTGGTCAGGTCACGCATATTGCCGGATAGGGCGGCGCAGCGGGCACGGTGGTCGGCGAGGGTCGTGTCGTCGGCGTTGGAAAACAGGGTGATGCGGACCGAGCACATATAGTTGCCGGCGCCTTCAGGTAGGTCAGCAGGATTGCGGGCGGATTCGCAGAGCACGACGGCCTTGGGTAGGGTCTGGGTCGCGGCGCTGTCCCCGGTCAGGAACGTGACGGTGGTCAGCCCAGTCTGGGTCGAGAGGTAGGTCGAAATGACCGACTCCACAATATGCCTGATACTCTTCGTGCCCATTGTAACTTTGCCCGTTATGGGAGGTTAGACGCGGTTACGCGCCTTCATGCGCTTGATGTAG